AGCTCACATGCTGCATTAAACTCTTTACTACAAAGTGCTGGAGCTATCGTTATGAAGCGAGCTTTGGTTATACTTAATAATAAATTACTTTCGAGCGACATAGATGCTCACGTTGTAGCAAATGTGCATGACGAGTGGCAGATAGAAACTTGGGAGAATGATGTAGATAGACTAGGTTCTATGGCGGTTGACTCCATCGTGGAAGCTGGTGTATATTATAAACTAAAGTGTCCGATGGATGCTGAATATAAGATAGGAGATAACTGGAGTGACACACACTAACGTAATATCAATGACTAGAAAAGAAAGGTACGCTCTTGTTGAGTCTAATCCGCAGAGCAAAGATTATAAATTATCTATACTAAGAGCTGCTAAAAGACGAGCAAGGAAGAGAAACATATTTTTTGACTTAACTGCTGATGATGTACATGTAGGCACACACTGTCCTATACTTGGAACTTTACTTGAGGTCGGGTCAGACAACTGGCAGAACTCTCCAAGCTTAGACAGGATTGATAACACTAGAGGGTATGAACCCGACAATGTTATTGTAGTATCTATGATGGCTAACTCAATTAAAAACCAAGCTACACCTACACAAATAAAAAAGGTTGCAGACTTCTATGAAAAACTCTACGAAGAAAAACTTATCAACATTAGTTAATGATATATATGATACTGTATCTGATTTAAATATAGGAGAAAAACAAATACCTGATGAGCTGTTAGCTGATGTTACAGCAGGTATAGGTAATGCTATAATTGAATGGGCAACTCCGAGGGATAGAAGCAATTCTGTCCTTCGGATGTCAAGCATTGGCAAACCTGCGAGACAGCTATACTACGCAGATAAATACAAGGAGTCTACACCACCTGACGCAGCTACTTTAATTAAGTTTTTGTATGGTCATATACTTGAGGAGCTACTGTTATTTTTAGTTAAGTTAGCAGACCACGAAGTTACTGACCAACAAAAAGAAGTTAATGTTAAAAATATCAAAGGTCATATGGATTGTAAGATTGATGGTGAGGTTGTAGATGTTAAGAGTGCTTCTGGATTTTCTTTTAAAAAGTTTCAACACGGAACATTAAGAGACAGCGATCCTTTTGGTTACATGTATCAGCTTGCTGGATATGAAAAAGCAGAAGGTACAGACAACGGAGGGTTCTTAGCTATCAACAAAGAGTCTGGAGAGATTGCTTTGTACCAGCCAGAAGAACTAGACAAACCTAATGTAGAAGATAGAATAGATAATTTAATAGAGATGTTTAGCATACAGCAGATGCCTGACAAGTGTTACAAGCCTATACCAGCAGGTACTAAAGGTAATATGAAACTTCCTATGGGTTGCGTGTACTGCCATCATAAATTAGAATGCCACAGCGATACTAATAATGGTAAGGGATTGCGTATGTTTAAGTATGCAAAAGGTGTAGAGTACCTTACTGATGTTAGGTCGTTACCTAGAGTAGAAGAAATAGTATTATGAGAAAGAAAATATTAAAACAAATTGATAATAAAGTAGACAGTTTATTAATTGAGTGGGTTAAAAGTTTATTAAGTGACGAGGAGCAAGACCAAGTTACTAAACAAAACTATAAGTCTTTACTTCCTAAAGAAGAATACATACTAGCTAGAGGTACAAACTACTTATCATTTTATACTTGCCGATGGGCTAGACAAAACATAAAAAAATTAATTCGTAAAGGCGTAGACTTAGACAGTATAACTATTGGAGATTTAGAATGGATGCTGAAAAAGACAAGCACGAACCGTCAGTTGAACAGCTTCTAATTATTATGGCTTGCACGTTACAGCTACGTGGTGGTGATTTAGAACTTGAAGAATTAATATTTCTTAAACAAGCAATAGATAAAGGAATAGACAGCCACAGAAAGGAGATACATTGAAAAGAAAACCACGTAAGAAAAGACCTAAGCATATAAAAATAGATGGGTATGATAGTATATGGGAGTTTATACTGCACGATACCTTACTCAAAGAATGGGAGCATCACTCAGAAAAAGTAGAGTACACTGTTAAACACACCTACGAACCAGACTTTAAAAGGACTTTACAAAACAAGACAATTCTGTTAGAATCTAAGGGTAGATTTTGGGATCACGCTGAGTACTCTAAGTACATATGGATACGTGAAAACCTACCTAAGAATACCGAGTTAGTATTTTTATTTGCTAACCCCTCCGCACCAATGCCTAATGCTAAAATAAGAAAGGATGGAACTAAACGTAGCCACGGAGAGTGGGCTAGTGTTAACGGCTTTACTTGGTACTCAGAAGATACATTACCTGATAAGTGGGTTAACATGAAAGCAAGAGAAACAGAAGAGTTTTTATTAAGAAAACGTGCAACAGAAGAAGCAAGTAAGGAAGGAACTAATGTCGAGATTTAAACAGCTAGATGCTATCTTAGAAAAAGATATGGAGGATGTAGTAAATAATCCTATCCATTATAATAAAGGTAAAATAGAATGTATTGAAGCTATCGAAGCTATGCTAACTAAAGAAGAATACCTTGGGTACTTACGCGGAAATAGTTTTAAGTATAGATGGAGGATGAGGTATAAAGGAAAGCCCTTAGAAGATTTAAATAAAGCTGAATGGTACGATACTAAAGCTAAACAATTTGTTATAGACAATCCTGAGTTGACGGAGAAATCAAATGACGATGGAAAGAAAAGCTGAGCGAACTGCTAAGTTTAATAAAAATAAAAAATCAAAAACTAAACAGAAATCTAAACGATACAAAAAAGAAAAAAAGGAATACACGAATGACTTTGAAAACTCAAGAGTATCTTGGGATACAGATAGATTATGATAAAGAAAAAGAACTTAGTCAATTTTCATTAGACACATTAAAAGATAGATACTATTGGGAGGAAGAAGAACATGCTCAACAAGCTTTTGCTAGGGCTGCTATATTTGGGTCAACGTACAAAGGACACACTGATTACGGTCTTGCACAAAGACTTTATAACTACGCAAGTTCTTGCTGGTTTATGTTTAGTACCCCTATACTTAGTAACGGGGGAACATCTCGCGGTCTTCCCATTAGCTGTTTTCTTAATTTTGTGCCTGATTCCCGTCATGGGTTATCTGATCACTATGATGAGAATATATGGCTGGCATCAGCAGGTGGAGGTGTCGGTGGATATTGGGGTGCTGTTCGGAGTAACGGTACTAGCACTACTAACGGTAGCAAATCTACTGGCTCTATCCCTTTTATGCATGTCGTAGATTCACAGATGCTTGCCTTTAATCAAGGCGTTACAAGGCGTGGTAGCTACGCAGCCTACATGGATGTAAGCCATCCTGAGATTGAGGAGTTTATAGCCATGCGTAAGACTACAGGAGGAGACTTAAACCGTAAGTGTTTGAATCTACACAACGCAGTAAACATAACCAATGAGTTTTTAGATGCGGTACGAGATGATTTATCTTGGAGATTGATTGATCCAAAAACCAAGACAGCCGTAAAAAATGTAAGTGCTAGAGACTTATGGTGGCAGATAATACATACACGCTCTGAGACAGGTGAGCCATACATAGTTAATTTAGATAACTGCAATGACGCACTACCCAAAGAACAGAAAGACTTAGGCTTACAGATACGCCAGAGTAACCTATGCTCAGAGATTACTTTACCTACTGACGAAGAACGTACAGCGGTTTGCTGTTTATCTAGCGTTAACCTAGAAAAATTTGATGAGTGGTCTACCGATAGTTTGTTTATTGATGACCTTGTTACTATGCTTGATAATGTAATAGAACATTTTATTGAGAACGCAGTAGACACAGACGAACTAGGAACATACAGAGCTAACGCAGACAGATTTAAAAATCATATTAAGGAGGGAATGAATGGATATAAAAAATCAACTTACTCGGCTTATCGAGAAAGGAGTATCGGGTTGGGAGCGATGGGTTTTCACAGTTACCTCCAAAGCAAAGGAATACCTTTTGAAGGTATATACGCGAGTTCGTTTAACAACAGAGCGTTTAACCTTATCAAAACTAAAGCAGTTGACGCAAGTAAAAGACTTGCTGAAGAAAGGGGCGAAGCACCTGATATGGTTGGTAGCGGATTACGTAATGCTCATCTCTTGGCTGTTGCTCCTAACGCTTCTAGTTCCATTATATGTAATGGTACAAGTCCTAGTATTGAGCCTTCAAGGGCTAATGTGTATACTCACAAAACGCTAACAGGATCTTACCGAGTACAAAATAAATATCTTGAGAAACTTTTAGAAAGTAAAAATAAAAATACAGATAAAGTATGGAAAGATATATCAGCAAATGAGGGGTCAGTACAGCACCTAGACTTTTTAACTGATGAAGAAAAAGAAGTCTTTAAAACTGCACCAGAAATAAATCAGATATGGATAATAGAACACGCACACCACAGACAAAACTATATATGTCAAAGCCAAAGCGTAAACTTATTCTTTGCTCCACCTAAAGCTACTGAGCCACAGGAAGTACACGATGACTTTCTACAGTATGTTAATGATGTTCATTGGGCAGGAGCTAAAAACTTAAAGTCTCTGTACTACTTGCGGTCTGACGCTGCAAGAAATGCAGAAAATGTAAACATAAAAATACCACGCATAGACTTAGAAAATGTCGAATGTCTAGCGTGTGAAGGATAACACTATGAATTGTTGGCATTGCAACACAGAATTAATTTGGGGCGGTGATCACGACATGGAAGAAGAAGATGAACACTATACAATACAAACTAATTTAAGCTGCCTTAACCCACAATGTAAAGCCGAAGTTTTAGTTTATTTACCAAAGGATAATAATAACAATGAGCCTACTTAATACTAGAGATTACTACAAACCTTTTGACCATCCTTGGATGTTTGATTACTACGTACAGCAGAATCAAATGCACTGGTTTCCAGAGGATGTACCACTACACAATGACGTTAAAGATTGGCAAGACCTTAACGACACAGAACGCAGCTTGCTTACACAGATATTTAGATTGTTTACTCAATCGGATGTAGATGTAGGGTCAGGCTATGTAGATAAGTACATGCGTATCTTTAAAAAACCAGAAGCCCGTATGATGATGGGGGCTTTTGCTAACATGGAAAGCATACACCAACATGCTTATAGCCTACTGTTAGACACGGTAGGTATGCCTGAGACAGAGTACAAAGCGTTTGCAGAGTACGAAGCTATGGCAGACAAACATGAATACATAAACAATATAAAGGTTACTGTTAAAGATAAAGAAAGTATTGCTAAAGCGTTGGCTGTGTACAGTGGATTTACCGAGGGGCTGCAGTTATTTAGCAGCTTTATAATACTTTTAAACTTTCCAAGATTCGGAAAGATGAAAGGTATGGGTCAAATAATTACATACTCTATACGTGATGAGTCCTTGCACGTAGAAGCCATGACAAAATTGTTTCGTGAGTTTATACAAGAAAACATAAACCTGTGGACTGATGACTTTAAGAAAGAAATTTATCAGGCTTGCAGAGATATGGTAGACCTAGAAGATAGGTTCTTAGACTTAGTGTTTGAGGTAGGAGAAATAGAAGGTTTAACTAAAGAAGAAATGCAACAGTACATTAGATACATTGCAGACCGCAGACTACTACAGCTAGGTTTAAAACCTAACTATGATGTACACGATAATCCTTTAACTTGGCTTGATGATGTGCTAGGTGTAGAACACCAGAACTTTTTTGAGGGTCGCTCTACTTCTTACATGAAGGCAGGGCTACGAGGTGACTTAGAAAAGGTGAGGTTTGTATGAATAAAAAAGAAGGTAACATAATATCGTTTAGAGTTTTTATAGACTCCAAAGGTAACTTGGTTACGGAGTTTAAAAAACTTCCTGAAAAAGAAATCAGCAATATATTTGACGAGCATGACTCGCCTTTAGTATCAAAGATAATTAACGAGTTAAACCCCAAACTAGAGGGGCTTCACTCGCATCTAGAAAAAGAGTTGGGGGTCTTACGTTAGCGCATGTTTATGTACATCGTAACTTCAAAGCCATATCTCATATCTATGTATGTTGGTTTTTCCCATATCATTGTAAATATCTCCTTTTAACTTACTGCTTTAATACCTAATCGCCTGTTCAGTACCATCTGTTCCGATGTGTTTAAAACAAAATTAGAATGTTTACATATCTGCTCTATTAATAATTTTTTTAAAGCGTCATCTTTTCTGTTGCTCTCAGCACATCCATATATCTCAGAAAACATCGCACCTAAATGTTGTAGTGCATCGGTGTTTACTCTGATTGTGGCTGCTTCTGGAGACTCTGTTTGAAAATTAAAAATCTCATCCATTGCATTATGCCTCTAAGTCAGTTGTAAAAACTTGAAGTGGTTGCTCCTTACCTTTAACTGTAATCTCATTCATCCTTGTTAAATTGTATTTACTTTTACCTGCTGTAGATTCACCTATTAGTATGTCTACCTGCTGTTCTTTAGTAGCAGATTCTAAACGGGCTGCTGTATTTACAGCGTCACCTATAGCAGTATAGTCAAACCTTGAATCACTTCCCATATTACCTATGACAGCTTCTCCTGAGTTTATACCTATACCTATAGCAATCTTAGGTAGTCCTTCTTTCACAAGCTTGTCATTTAACAAGTCCATATTAATTAGTATTTGATTAGCACAGTTAATAGCTCTGTATTCGTGGTTATCTTGGTCGAGTGGTGCATTAAAGATAGCCATCATAGCGTCACCAATATACTTATCTACCATCCCACCATATTTCTGTACCGCAGTTTGTTGTGCTGTCAAAGCTTTATTCATAATATAAGTTACTTTTTCAGGCGGTAAAGTCTCGGACATACTCGTAAACCCTCTAACATCTGTAAATAAAAAGGTAGCGTACCTCTTTTCTCCACCTAATCTAAGCAAGCTTGGGTCTTTTTGTAGCTGCTTAACCTGTCTAGGGTCTAGATAATGCTCAAATTGCTTCTTTATTTGTTGCCTAAGCCTATGTTGGGTGCGGTAATTTAAAAAGTAGGCCACCGTAGAGGCTAAAATCTGGGTGATTAATGCCCAAGTTGTG